ACCGGATGGCCGCGCAAATTTTTCCCCCCTTTCACTTTAGTGGGTCCCCCGCACTATTTTTGGTCGGCCAATGAGAATACGCGCTCAAAGCTTAGATAACCGTGTGGTCCCGCCATAAATAACTTCCCCTCGAAGGTAAATTCAAAATGTGGGATCCGTTGGAGCACGAGTTTCCGGAAACTCTTCACGGTTTCCGTTGTATGCTCGCTATCAAATACCTGCAGACTGTAGCGGATACGTATGCTCCGGATACGGTAGGTTACGATCTTATTCGTGATTTAATTTCTATTGTACGAGCTGGCAACTATGTCGAAGCGACCCGCCGATATAGTCATTTCAACACCCGTCTCCAAAGTACGTCGCCGGTTGAACTTCGATTCCCCCGGAGTGAGCCGTGTTGCTGCCCGCACTGTCCTCGGCATAACCCGAAAGAATGCCTGGACGTACAGGCCCACGTATCGCAAGCCCAGACTGTACAGAATGTACAGAAGCCCTGATGTCCCTCGTGGTTGTGAGGGTCCATGTAAGGTTCAGTCGTTCGAGAAGAAACATGATGTTGGTCATACTGGTACATTATTATGTGTGTCCGATGTTACTCGTGGAAATGGGTTAACCCATCGCACTGGGAAGAGGTTCTGTATTAAGTCTATTTACATTCTGGGTAAGTTATGGATGGATGAGAACATCAAGACGAAGAATCACACGAACACAGTCATGTTCTGGTTAGTTAGGGATAGGCGTCCTGTCACAACGCCATATGGGTTCGGCGAGGCATTCAACATGTACGACAATGAGCCCAGTACAGCAACTATCAAGAACGATCTTCGTGACCGTCTGCAGGTGCTGCACAGGTTTCAAGCCACTCTCACAGGAGGTCAGTACGCGTGCAAGGAGCAGGTAATGGTGAAGAGGTTCTGGAAGATCAACAATCACGTCGTCTACAACCATCAGGAGAAGGCTGCTTACGAGAATCACACTGAGAACGCATTAATATTGTATATGGCATGTACTCATGCCTCTAACCCCGTGTATGCTACACTGAAGATCCGCATCTACTTCTATGATTCAGTCCAGAATTAATAAAGATTATATTTTATTATGTGTGTCAATTGAGCATCAATTGTGCCCTCCAGTACATCGTACAATACATGAGTTATAGCCCTAATTACATTGTTGATACTAATAATGCCTAAGTTATCTAAATACTTCATACATTGAACATTAAATACTCTTAAGAAACGCCCAGTCTGAGGACGTAAACGAGTCCAGATCTGGCAGATCAGGAAACACTGGTGCATCCCCAGTGCTTTCCTCAGGTTGTAGTTGAACTGGACTTGGATTGTTATTACGTCGTGATCCCTCAGGAATGGCCTCACCAGGTGCTTGGTAATCTTGAAATAGAGGGGATTTCTGACCGTCCAGGTATAGACGCCACTCTCTGCCTGAGTTGCAGTGATGTATTCCCCGGTGCGAAAATCCATGGTTGGCACAGGTAATTGGAAAGAAGTATGAGCAGCCGCACGGTAGATCAACTCTCCTCCGGCGTATTGACTTCTTCTTGGCTATTCTGTGCTGGACTTTGATGGGTACCTGAGTACAGTGGCTCTGAGAGGAAGACGAATTCTGCATTCTTCAGTGCCCAGGACTTTAGAGCTGAATTCTTATCCTCGTCCAGATACTCCTTATATGATGATGTTGGGCCAGGATTGCATAGAAAGATTGTCGGAATTCCCCCTTTAATTTGAATGGGCTTCCCGTACTTGGTATTGCTTTGCCAATCCCTCTGGGCCCCCATGAATTCCTTAAAGTGCTTTAGATAATGGGGGTCCACATCATCGATGACGTTATACCATGCGTCATTAGAGTAGATCTTGGGGCTCAAGTCTAGATGCCCACAAAGGTAATTATGTGGGCCCAATGATCTGGCCCACATTGTCTTCCCAGTTCTACTCTCTCCTTCTACCACTATACTCACCGGTCGCCAAGGCCGCGCAGCGGCATCCCTGACGTTCTCCTCCGCCCAACATTCAAGTTCTTCCGGAACTCGATCGAATGAAGAAGCTAAAAAAGGAGAAACAAAAACCTCTACTGGAGGTGCAAAAATCCTATCTAAATTAGCATTTAAATTATGAAATTGTAAAACAAAATCTTTAGGAGCTAACTCCTTAATTACATTAAGAGCCTCTGACTTACTGCCGCTGTTAAGCGCCTGGGCGTAAGCGTCATTGGCTGTCTGTTGTCCCCCTCTTGCAGATCGTCCGTCGATCTGAAACTCTCCCCAATCGAGGGTGTCTCCGTCCTTCTCCAGGTAGGACTTGACATCTGAACTCGATTTAGCCCCCTGTAAGTTCGGATGGAAATGTGCGCTCCTACTTGGGGATACCAGGTCGAAGAATCGTGGATTCGTGCAGTTGTACTTCCCTTCGAACTGCACGAGCACATGGAGATGAGGGCTCCCATCTTCGTGAAGCTCTCTGCAGATCTTGATGTATTTCTTGTTGGTCGGAGTGTTTAGGGCTTGCAATTGGGAAAGTGCTTCTTCTTTGGAGAGAGAGCAGTGTGGATAAGTGAGGAAATAGTTCTTGGCTTTAATAGAAAATCTGCCGGCTCTTGGCATTTTGGAATCGGGGGGCACTCAAAGTCCTGTGCAATTGGGGGAACGGGGGGACAATTTATATGTGCCCCCCTAATGGCATTCTTGAAATTTCCTTTGCAATTTCAAATTCCAAAAGCGGCCATCCGTATAATATT